CCGCAAGAGTGGATTGTTTAGAAAGAGGATTCATTGCGATGTCAAGCGCAGTCCTACCGGGCAAGTCTGATCTATTAGGCGTTGCCATTGTTGGCCCAGATCGTGTTACGTTTCCCTTGGAGTCAACTGATTTTTGCCCGGTCATTGCTCCCCGTGGACGGCCCTGTCTAGTTCCACCAGCACTTCCTGCCCCCGATCCTCCTCCGCTTCCACCCATATTAATAACCTCCTAATAAGGTTGGCTTAGACGAAACAACGTCTTCTGTAACACCTCTCCCTGATGTCAGAATAGTAGATTGCCTTCCTGCGGCGGCAAGCCTTCTTTTTCTTTCATTGTCTCTAGCTGCTCTAACATCTGCGTCACTCCTTGTTGGTGCTGCTGGCGCAGGAGGCGGCGCAGGAGGGGGAGCTGGAGGAGATGAACTAAGGATACCGCCCATTATAGTTCCTTTCTTAATATATATGCAGTGTCACAATAACCTAAAGTCTTGTAAAAGCCAATAGTCCTATCAGTTTTAATAGCAGAAGACACTCCAACTCTGGTTTCTTTAGCATGCATGCTATTTGCCCAGAACTCAAATCCCGTTATTAACCGTTTTCCTATCAAAGCTCCTCTTGCAGTTTTGTCTACAAATAAAAACAATTCACTTGCTGTTAAATCAAATGAAAAAAACTGTTCATAAACTCCTCCAGCCAGCATACCTTTAATGCCGTTTTTGTCATAAACTAAACAAATGCTGTCTGGTTCTGTTAAACATCTCCACCCTAGCTCTTGTAGTTTTGTTTCTTCAAATTTGTATGCTTTATATTCAGGAGTTTCATCGTAAAACCTTTTGCCCATTTCTATTAAATGCGGCAAGTCGTTTTCTGTCATTCCCCGTATCACCACGGAACCCAGTCATTGCTTCTTGCTAAATGGTTATCATGCCCCATAGGATCAAATATATTGTAATCTTGTTGAGCAAGTTTTGGGACTGTTGCAGGGTCAATAGGATCGTGCAGAGATACGGCTAGATACCTAAAAGCGTCACACGGGTGTGATGTCCAGTCATGCAGCGGCCTGTTACGATAGGTCTGAGTTCTATCATCGTAGTCAGTACGGTATTGACGCAAGGCTTCGACTCCACGGTTGCAACTTTTTGCGTCAAACCAGCAGCGTGTTAATATAGTTCTTACTGCGTTGATCCCGTCTTCTAAAGATATTTTAGGCACAACTCTTATCTGCGTTAATCCTAAAGAGCGCAACACGTCTAGCCTAGATTTGCCAGAAGACATTTCTTTAACACGAACATCATGCGGTAGGTAATGATCGCCATAGGTATAGTCGCGCTCTCTAAGAACTTGAACGTAATGGTTCAGCCCTACGCCGGAGCTTTCATAATAATCAATTAGCCTAATCTCTTTACCAACTCTCTGGCAGAACCATATCGCGGTCATGTCATCAATTCCCAAGTCCCAAGAAGTTATAACAGGGATAGAGCTTTCATACGGCACAGAAGTAACTTGGTCTTTCTTAGTTATACTCTCCATTATCTTGCCGTAGTAAGCGCCACGGATTGCAGCTTCCCAAGAACACTCATACTCTTGTGCGTATTCCTCTTCAGACATATCCCCCGCTGCAAAGTCTAACTCACCTTTATCAACATACTGTGTGTCAGAAGCCTTATACAGATACCCTGCCCACTGCCCTGACTCATCTTTAACGGCTCTTTCATAAATTTCAAAAAAATTATTTTTACCTTTTGGAGTGCCTATAAAACTAGCAGTACCCCTTCTATCTGACAAAGCAGGGCGTATAATCTCTGACCACATTTTAGGTGACATCTGGGCGTACTCGTCTAGCACAACATCATCTAGGTAAATCCCTCGCGCAGCGTCTGGGTTGTCTGAGCCGTACAGGTTAAGACGGCAGTTGCCAAGGAAATCTATGTGGAGGTTGCCTTCATTCGGCTTATACCCCGGCATTGCTGATAGAAACTCTTTTGCGTAGTCCCAAGCAACGGTTCGCGCTTGTTTAAGTAAAGGGGCTATATAAGCCACACGGGGGCTTTTCATATCATTGCCATAACAATAAATAGCCCTGCTAATAGCCTGATTGATAGCCCAAACAGTTTTTCCAAACCGCCTGTGACAAACAAGTACTTTAAATCTAGTAGGGTCTGTATGCAGAGCTTGTTGCAAAGGACGGGGAGCATACGGTATTGTTAGCTGTGCTATATCTTTCATAACGAGTTAAAGAACATCAACAAGACCTTTCTTCCTCCTGAGTTACGCCTGACACAGTGTTTGTTATTAGGGTGACTGTCATATAATAACAAATCACAGTAATGGTAAGTAGGTTCCTCGTCACCAAAAAAATAAAAACCCCCACCGTCAAACTTGCTGGAATCAGTTAACAAAACGCTAGCACTGTAATCACACCAAGTCATATGACCCGAATTACCCTGATCTATATGCCAAGGATGGCCTAGCCGGTTTTCCTCCACTCGTACATAAGAAGGCTTCCAAAGACGAACATCAGCAAAACCTTTAATAACATCCAATACACCACCCAGCCTAGCATCTGTAAAATCAAGATAACCGACAGTATTAGATAAATTAATTGCCTCTTTAGCGGTAATAACATCTCTAATGTATTCACGCACTAGTTAAAAGCGGACTTACGTTTAGGATTATCAGGGTCTAAATGCTGGATAACTTCCGCATTAGCAGCCTTAACATCTTTAATATTTTCGTTAGGAGACATAAACCTAACCATTAACTTACTTAACTGTGGCCCAGCCTCTATACCAACCAAACTCTGACCCTGCGGTTTACCATGCCCATAAGCCAGCACCAACTCTAAAGCCTTCATTAAAGCAGTGCCACCACTGTCAGGGTCATTAATAATAGTGCGAAGACGGTTAACCGCCATAGGACTTAACTCATCACGCATCGTGAGCTTCAAGTCATAAGGAACCTTGTTCTTAGAACCCTTTTTTCGCGCCGGGGGCTTATTCATTCTAAAAATATACAGGTATACCCCCCGAATGTACATTCTAAAAAAGTATCTTGTGCGGGAGGGAAGAGGGATCGCGCAGAAACAATTTGGGGGGTACACCCCTCGCGAACATTGCATTTAATACATGGCACGGGCGCAGAACAAAGGCCAAACAACAGGCCAACATTTATAAAGAACACTTGCAGAACCTAGCGAGGAACAAGAACGCAACACACGCCTTACGTGTTCGCCTTTTGTTTAGGGTTTGTCTTTACATGCCAGCTATTTTTTTGTTGGACGGGATACTTCCTCCCCCAGTATTTGCCTACTTACTCTCCCCCTAGCTACGTCTCTCTACTCTATGTGTAACCAGCATAATCAGACTCCTTTTTTCTTTGTTCCTCGCGCTAATATTTACTAAATATAGTATTATTCTTGACAATGCTTTTTTATTTCTTTATGGGTGATTTATCTACAATCTTTGGAAACAAACAACGAGGAACTTGATTATGACAACATTAACTCCAACCACCGACCTTTTCGCCAACCACCACGGATATTCAGATGTGCATCCTTACGAGATTGTTCGCATTGTCTCTGATAAGTGCATTGAGATTAGAGAAATGGATACCAGCGAGAATAAAACAAAGATGAATTTTGTAGCTGGTGGCTTCTCCGCTCATTGTTCCAACCAAAACGCTCAAGATTATGACTACACTTCTAATCCTGAGAATCACGTTGAAAAAATCCGCTTTAGTCGGGTCAGCAAAGTTTGGAAATGCAAAGGCGGGGGTCGCTACAACATTGCCAAAGCTCCTCGTAAATTTTACGACTATAACTTTTAACCAACTAAGGGGGGGCTTCGGCTCCCCCACCAATCAAACGAGGAACTTGATTATGAAAGAATTAAAAGAACTAGAAATTCATGTAAACACTTTTTACCAAGCCATTGATGATGTAGTTACTACTATGCGAAATAGGGCTAATCAAAAAACAAAAGGAGTCAACCAAATGACAACAATTGCACATAAGCCTATGTCGCACACTTTGGAAAATTACACTGATGATGATCTGTTAGGCGTCATCTTGTCACCTCATACGTCAAGCGAACAAAAATACGCTGTATTGGCAGAACGTACAAAGCGCAACTTCAAGGCAAAAGCAAAGGAGTCAAAGTGATGTCAGAATATATCAAAATGACTAAACATTTTAAAGTAGCGAATATTGAACGCTGTAAAAACAGTAGGAATGGCAACCCAAGATTTAAATTTATTTTTACAAATGGGTTTAAAATGAAAACGCCTATTGATGCTGGATGGGTTTATTCAATTACCCCTCATGCTCTTATTGATGAAATCGTTAGGGTGACATTTAAAACCACATCTAAAGGATACGAGGTTTTAGGATTAGGGATTTAATAAAAATAAAGGAGTCAAAACTAATGTCAGAACAATTTAAATATCACGAAATAGAAGACCACTTCCACGAGTTTATAAACTCCGTAGAATATGAGTGGGTAGAGCAAAATTTTGACGATTTACACCACCATGCCTACAACATGGATTATTATATCATAGGCCGTTACCAGGCCACCAAATGGCTGGGTGATCGTGTCTTTGATTGCATCAATATAATTAAAGAATATGAACAAGATAATTTTGGGGAAGTAACCACTGATTTATCTGATCCTGAAAAGGTTGTTAATATGTACACCTACATAATAGGCGAACAGGTGGTTTTTGAATGGCAGAAAGATAACGGTTATTTTAATGATTAGGATTCTATCCCCTTGCCCCTGCTAACCACAGGGGTTTTGGGATACAATTTTGTATCACTTTAAGGAGTCAAAAATAATGATTTATATAGCTACTAATATCGCTGGGAAAGGTGTCAAACACATCACGGCCTTTGACAACAAAAAAGATTTAGTATCATACTTTGACGATCTGACAGCGTGTAGTGAAACCACTGTGTTCTTTTCGGATTGCATAAATACTTTATGCGAGAAAATGTATGACACTGGAGTTGGCTTTGGTTCTCGCTCTCATTTTAGAGTGGCAAGAAATGAGGCGAAACAGTACATCAAATGGGGCGCAAGCGCTGTTGGCTGTTGGAATTTATAAAAGGTAATTCACCCGAAACACCTTGGATGCTACAACTTATAAGGAGTCAATATATTGGGAAATTTTATTCTATATAGCACGGCCATAGTTTTGACGTTTGGGAGCTGGCTAGTTTTTTTAATGGGGAGTTATTAAAATGGTGAAAACTAAAACGGGCTTGGCTGAATTAGTAGACAAATACGGACATGGCAGAAATGCCCGGTGCAATTGGTCATCTACGCCAGCCACTTTACTTTGTGATGACGGCGATGGTCATTACGCAGTTTGGAAATTCACCGGCACATTAGACGATGCCGCTTCCGCTGTAGCTAGTCTTTACACATCTGACGACATGATCGTAGAGCACGTAACACGAGGCCGTCTCGACGCTATTTCTACACCTGACGATTTTTGGATTGAAGGTTCAGACGGTTGGCTCGAACCAAATTTAAACAAATATTCAGAAATCTTAGCATATTAGGAGTTATAAGATGGAAAACAAAACATTTACATTCTACGCTGATGCAGGTCATGCATG